CGGACTGGGCGCCGCTGGGCTACGTGAGCTCGGCCCTTGCGGTCCTGGCCGTGGCGGCCGCTATTATGATCCCGCTCCACGCGTTTACGATCGTGGGCTGGCTCATCAACTCGTTCGCGGCCTGGGCTGTGGCCAACGGACTCTACAAAAAAGACGTCAAAGCGCCGCAGGGAAAGTAAACTTAGCCAACAAGGCCCGGACCGACGAGCTGGCCGGAGGGGATTTCAAATGGTCTCGGAAAAGAATCCGGCAAAGCGAGGAGCATCGGCGGAGGGAGCGGAGGGTATGAAAAACAAAAGGAGACAGACATGTTAAAGCATTTTCTGAGAGGAGCGGCCGTCATGCTGGTCCTCATCGCCATCATCGTCCTGGCCAGGAGCTTCGTCTTCCGGTGATCGAGCACGAATACACGTTCACGATCAACGTCAAGGTCGCCGGCGACTTCGCGGTCGTCCTGGCCCCGGCCGAGCTCACTTTGACCAAAGGCGAAAGCGGGACCATCCAAATCACGAACACGGCCAGCGGAGGATTCGACGCGAAGATCGGCTACGGGATCTCCGGACTCCCGGAAGGCTCCTCCTCATTCTCGAAAAATCCGGTCGGCGTCGGGGAGGCTTGCACGCTGACGATCAACACCTCGGCCCTGGCTTCAAACACAACCTACGTCTGCAAGCTCGTGGCCCAGGATCAGCCGGCGACGTCGGAGTGATCCATGGAAAAAAAGAAGCCAAGCCCGTCAAAACAGATTGGCATCGCCCCTTGCCCTTCGGAAGGGAGCCGGAAAAGAAACCGCAGGGCACGCCGCCGAAGCCGACACCCCCGTCCCCGAAAAATTTTAAAATCGGAGACATCAAGGTTCAGATCTCGAGCGAGGGCTTCAAGGAAAAACTCCAGCAACCCGGACTCTTTGACGGCATCGACGAGGTGATCACCGCTCTGCAGATCGAAGAGAACGATCTGACCGACACGCTCAAAAAATTGATCGAGGCGAAGAGCAAGGCCGAGGAGAAAATCGAAGCCCTCGAGGGCCGGGTCGACGTCCTCAGCTCGGCCCGCAAGAAGGCCGAGAAATGGCTCGAGAAGAAAAAATAATGGAGGACCGCTTCTATTCCAAGCTCATGGACCGGATCGCCTACGCCGAGCAGCATCTCAGCGCCGAGCGCGAATCGAACGTCAATAACGAAACCTTCGCGCGGCATAAGATCCGGATCACCTCGAGCCGCACGGCCAACGTCACCTTTCTCAAGTCGGGCGGAAAGTTCGTCCTCCTCTTTTTCTACTGGCAGCCGGCCATGAACGAATTCGTCTACATGATCCCGAGCGACGCCGACTGCCTGGGCCTGCAGCACTTCCTCCGCGACAAGCTCGCGCTCGAGAACGAAAACTTCAAAACCTGGGAGAGCGGACTCAGGTCCTGAAAAAATTTTCTTGACACCGGCCGGCTGTTCGGCCTATTTTAAAGTCGGACAAAAGGATGGCCGGCGAAATTCTCAAACCAGTCTGGTACGGAATCGTTTTCCACCACACCGCCTGCAAAGATACGTCGTATTTTGAAGGAAACGCGATCGAAGATCAGCACCTGAAAAGCGGCTGGCTCGACATCGGTTATCACCTGGTCTTTGAGTGGGTCGGCCCGCGCTACTGGTCGGTCCTCGGCCGACCGATGAACCTGGTCGGCGCCCACGCGCCGGGCTTCAATCGAACGCACCTCGGAGTGGCCTTCGTCGGCAACTTTGAGCTCGAGCCGCCGAAGCCGGAGCTCCTGGTCTTCGCGGCGCCCTACGTCCAGGTCCTGGTCGACGCCTATCACATGAAATTCCGGGACCTCAAGCGACATGACGACGTGTACCCGACGAAGTGTCCCGGAAGATACTTCGACCTCGACGCCTTTAAAACGCTTTTGAAGGAGGGATAGCATGGCCGGAGAATTGCCCCTGGGATCCGTGGAGATCGTTCTCAATCTTCTTTATGAAACGTTCAAGCTCCTCCATAAAACGGAGCTCGAGAAATTTGAGAAGGAGTGGAAAGATGATCGACAAAAGCTCTTGGAAGCCGTCAAGAACGGCGACGCTGATACTCTTAACGCTCTTAACGCTAAGTATTCTCAGCCCCTCCTGTAAACAGCCGACCGTCGTCCTGGTCCCGATCGACCCGACGACCAAGGTCGTCCAGCAGCTCCCCAACGGGAACTGGGAAGTGACATCGGCCTACGTGGTCAATTACACCCTGCTCCTGGTCCAGCGCGCTCAGCTCATCCTCATCCTCAAAGCCAAGGGCGTGCCGATCGTGGAGAATATCCGATGATCCCCCTCCAGGAGGCGGCCGAGGCCGCGAAAGCTCTGGCCAAGAATACGAACATCCTCGAGCTCGGGGTCGGCGGGATCTTCGCCGTGATCGTCATAGACCGCGTTCTGAAATGGGCGAAGGAATTCAAAGGCAAAGGGAACGGGAAAACGAACGGACTCAATCCCGGATACGTCGCCCAGGTCCAGAACCACATGGCCGACGCCATAGCGGCCAACACGAAAATCGAAAGCATCGACAAGAACAGCGACGAGCTCTGCAAGTGCATGGTCGTCCTGGCCAATAACCAGGCCCAGCAAACGACGATCCTGGGGAAGATCTCCGACAGCCAAATCGACCTCGCCGCCAGGATCGGCAGCAAAAAATCCTCTTGACATTCACCTAGGCATTTGATAAGATGATCTCACAATGGAAACGAGCAATTTCTTCAAATCGGGCCGACTGCCCAACGCGGTTTCCATCGCCCGGTCCTCACCCTCCTTTTTCACCGGCGAGAAAGACGCCTCGCTGGCCCCGACCTGGTCGCTGTTCAAAAAGGGCCGCTACTCCAAAGCCGAGTATGTCCGCGAGGTGCTCAAAGACCGCGACCCCAAGGAAGTCTACGCCCTCCACAAAAATCATATCCTCCTGTGCTGGGAAGCGCCCGGCAATTCCTGTCACCGGCGCTATCTGGCCGAATGGCTGCAGGAAGAATTGGGCGTTTCCATTCCCGAGCGCGACTACGTTCCCCAGCCGACGCTGTTCGACGATCTCCCTGGTGACGCCCAGCGCCGGCCCCGCGCTCGAAAATCCCCCTTGCCGACGGCGAGACTGTCTGAGCCGGAATTCCAGTCCAGGCTCTTTTAAGACGGAGTCAATCCGCCGCAGTCGTTCCCTTTTCCGGAGCTCAACCCAATGAGCTCCACTCCAACCCCCAAAGACTTCGAGGGGCTTCCCGAACCCAAGGACCTTGAACTCGCACCCGATCCAATCCCGACGACATCGGAAGCGCCCGGGCCAATCGGCTTACCGAAGGCCGAAGGCGCGAACAATCATCCCAAACAACTTTCCGAACGGAGAAGGCGGCACCTGACCAGAATAAATCAAGAACGTCTGAGCAGGTGGAGAGATCAAATCGACCTCAGACGCCAAAAAGTTACCCTCTATCTGAGCTACGGCTTCAACACGGGCGAGATTGCCAGAAAGCTGGGGACGTCCTACGGCACGGCCAAGGCCGACGTCAAGGCCATCGGCGCCGAATGGGCTGAGCAAGTCAAGCACATCGACGTGGATAAGTTTATCGGCAACCTTATTTTCCAGGCCGTTCAGCGGAAGCGCCGGGCCAATCAGCTCTATCTCGGCTCGAATAACGAAGCCGTCAAGATCGCTTCCCTCAAGCTCATCGCCGAGGAGGACGAGCGGATCGTCCGGATCCTGCAGAGCGTCGGCAAACTCTACAAGCAGCCGGAGGCTCCGCAGCAGCCGATGATCGGCAACCTGGTCCTGCAGATCGACGCCTATTTTGACCAGCATGGCCGGGCGGGCATTGAAAACTTTTTCAGGAAGCTGGAGGACGACGCTGTCAAACGACTCCCCGAACATCCAGTTAGCTAGGCTCCATCCGTTCTATGACGAAGGGTGCCGGCGCGTCGTGGAGTACTATCGGCGCCGCGGCCTCCATGATCCCCAGGATATTCAGACGCTGATTCGCTACGGGCTCAAGGAGCCGATCATCGGGACCCGCGTCAACTGCAAGCACGAGGATCACCGGGCGCCTTTCACGTTCGTTTCGGACGTGCTCCTGGACAAGGTCTACAACGCCCTGGTCTGGGCCAACCGCAGCGGATCCAAGAGCTATCTCGCGGCCCTCATCACCTGGGTCAAGAGCTCATTCAACGCGCTCCTCGAGACGTGCATCCTGGGCGGCTCGTTCTCTCAATCGCAGAAAAGCTACAAGGCCATGAAGGACTTCTGGCGGACGACCGGACTCCAGGACGCCTACCTTTTGGAGGAGCCCCTCGTCGAGCGGACGACCTGGCGCAACGGATCCGTGGCCTCGGTCCTTACGGCCTCGACGAAGTCGACGCGCGGTCCTCATCCTCAACGGCTCATCATGGACGAGATCGACGAGATGGATCACGACGTCTACACCAGCGCGCTCTCGCAGCCTCAGAGTAAGCACGGGCTCAAGCTCGGGCTCCTGAAATTGTCGACCAATCACAATGTCGGCGGCGTCATGGACGAGGCGGTCAGTAAGGCCACGGCCTCCGGGACTCCCTTTTACAAGTGGTGCATTTGGGAATGTCTCAAGCCGTGCTCGGACTATACGTGCTCGACCTGCAAGCTCTCGAGCTACTGCCCGGGCCCGCAGATGAAAACGTCCAACGGCTATTACGAGGTCGACGACCTCATCCAGAAGCTCTACGAGCTCAACGAGCTGACGCTCCTCATCGAATGGTTCTGCGAGAAGATCGGCCGGGATGATCTGGTCTACGGCCGGCAGTTCGACATGACCATTCATTGTCCGCTCGACCTTCCGGAGTTTAACGATACGCTCCCGGTGGAGCTCTCGATAGACTGGGGAGGCACGAGCCCATTTTCGGTCGGGGTCTGGCAGCGGTTCGCGGGGATCGGCTGGGTTCGCCTCGATGAAATCTATCTGAGCCATATTACAAACCAGCAACTTATCTCCATCGCCAAACAGCGGCCCTGGTGGCGCAACGTGCGTCACGCCGTGGTGGATCCCAGCCGCCAGGACCTGGTCCAGGAATGGATGGCCGAGGGGGTCGAGGTGATCAACGCCGACAATGCGGTCGACGCGGGGATCGAGACGGTGCGGAATGCGATGCGCCCGATCCTCGGCCGGCCTTTCTTCTACGTCAGCCGGCGATGCACGAACTGGATCCGTGAGGTCCAATCCTATTTCGAAAAGCGCGGGCGTCCGGTTAAGGAGAACGATCACGCTCAGGACGAGACGCGCTACTTTCTGAGGTGGGTCATGGAAAAATTAGGTGAACAGGTGGGCAAGGTCTGGCACGCCGGCATGGCCCAAAAAAAAGAGACGGAGAAAAAAGAGGAGCCTACGTTTGACCAGCAGGTCAATGCGATGCTCGAAGTCAAGGCGGCCGGGCTCGATGTCAACGGGCAGCCGGTCGAGGAGGGTGGAAATGGAACCGAAGTCCCAAGTCAAGTCGGGAGGGTCTTCCTCTCAGGCTACAAGTCCAAGCCAGCCGGCGACGGCGGAGACGGACGCGGGCGGTAAAGTCTACTATTTCGTCAAGACGTCGCGGGGCCTCATCTCGTTCGACAAGCTTCGCAAAGCCGAGAATCGGCGACAATCAACGCAGCTCCGGGCCGAGCAGCAGTTCATTTACGCGAACGATCTTCTCCCTCATCCATTCCCCGCAGGCTCTTTGCTCGAGCTCATGGAGAACTGTTCCTTTTTCGACGCGTGCGTCCGTCAGATCGCCAAGGACGTCGCGGGCCAGGACTGGACGCTGCAGCTCCGGGACGAGACGAAGAAGGACAGTCCGGAGGAGCAAAAGAAAATCAAGTTTCTCCTCGAAGATCCGAACACGGACGACGACTCGCTGACCGACATCCTCGAGCGGTGCATCGTAGACTGGGGCGTGATCGGCTGGTTCGGGATCGAGGTCACGCGGGGGACGGGCGCCGAGGTCAACGGCCTGTACCATTTGCCGGCCCGGACGTTCTGGATCCACAAGGACGGAAACAAATTCTGCCAGCTCATCGGGATCAAGAAGGTCTGGTTCAAGAGGTTCGGCTATGACGCATACGTCCATCGGGAGACGGGCGTCGAGTCCACGAAGTCGCACGGGAAGGACGAGGCCAACGAGCTCATTTACTACCGCAATTATTACGCCAAAAGCTCCTGGTACGGGGCGCCGAACATTATCGCGGCGATCGGTCCGGTCAAGGGGCTCATCGGGATCCGCGACTACAATCTGAGCTTCTTTGAAAACTACGGGATCCCGGCCGGCCTCGTGATTCTCACGGGGAAGTGGTCGGAGGAGGCAGCCAAACAGATCTCCGACTTCATCGACACGGAGATCAAGGGCTCGGAGAACGCTCATAAAACGATCGTGCTCAATCCCCCGGCCCAGGGCGACGTGGAGTGGAAGCCGCTCGTCGTCGAGATCAAAGAGGGCCACTTCAAACTCTATTTCAGGCAGCTCCGGGACGAGGTCCTGGTCTGCTACAGGATGCCGCCGTACCGGATCGGAATCGCCGAGACCGGCTCGCTGGGCGGAGGGACGTCGGCCGAGTCGACGCCGATCTATGTCGGCAGCGTGGTCAATCCGCTGAAAAACATCCTCAATTTCATCCTATCCGAGAAGATCATCGCCGAGGGGCTGAACTGCGAGAGCTACTGGTTCAAGATCGGGGAGCTCGACATCCGCGACCTGACGCGGCTGATCGACCAGGCCGAGAAGCTGTTCGGGATGGGCGCCCTCACCAGGAACGGCGTCTGCGACATGACCGGCCAGGAGCGGATCCCGGAGAAGGCCGGAGGCGGGGACGACTATTACATCTCGACGCAATACGTCCCGCTCAGCGAGGCCTCGGCTTCGAGCCTGATGCAGGACGAGCTCAAGGCGATCGGAACGCTGAGACGCGAGATCAAAGCCGCGCTCGGCAAAAAATAAACAGGAGGTTCATCGTGAAAGGTAACTTCATGCTCTATCTCATTTCGCCGCCCATGACGCTGCTCTGCAAGCAGGTCCCGGGCTTCCATGACTTCAAGCACTCCGACTGGATCAGCGCGGTGACGATTACCGGCAAGCAGATTTTCGTCGCCAAGCGGAACATCTCGATGATCGAGGAAGTCAGCGACGAGAAGCTCAAGAAGGTCCAGGACGCGGCCAAGGACAAGAAGCTCGTCACGCCGTTGATCCCGGGCGGCCGGGTGAGCTGAGGGATGCTCGAGCTCGCGCGTCTCGAGAAAGCCCTGGACCTGTTCATGGCCAGGGGCAGCCGTGGAAAGCTGGCCTTTTACCGCAAGGAACGCTTGGCCAGGGCTTACCGCCCGAAGTTCATGCGGGAGACGCGCGGGTTTTTTGACATCTACATCAAGGAGGTCCAGGACGCGTTAGTCGAGCCCTGGGAAACGGCCGACGATATCATTAAGCGGGTCGACTGGGAGAGGATGGAGCTCACGCTCGGGATGCTGTTAAAGCCGGTCATGCTCGAAGCGCTGGGCAAGATGGGCGCGGAATTCGAGCGGACCTTCCGGAAGTTCGATCTCATAAACGACCGGGCCGTCAAGTTTGCCGAGAAGCGAAGCTCGAAGCTCATTACGAACATCACGGAGCCGACACGGGAGTCGATCCGCTGGGCGGTCAAGACGGGACTCAAAGAGGGCAGATCTATCGGGACAATCTCAAGGCATATCAGGCCGCTCATCGGATTGAACGCTCCCCAGGCCGAGGCCTTCGAGGCTTATCGATTGGAGCTCGAGGCGGAAGGGCTCGGGGAGCTCGAGGCCTGGGGCAAACTCAGCCGCTACGCAAATCACGAGCTCCTCTATCGAGCGGAGACGATCGCCAGGACGGAGACGGCGGCTTCCCTGGCTCAAGGCCAATGCGAAGCCTTCCGTCAGAACGACATCGCGGAGGCGGACTGGATGTCGGATCCGGAGGCATGTACGGACTGCCTGGCCATGGTCGCCGACAACCCATACAAGGTCGAGGATATCGAGGGGCTGATTCCGCTCCATCCTCGTTGTGAGTGCACATGGGTCGCAAGAGAATGATGGAACGCCGGCGCCGGCTGGAGCTCATCGTCAATGATCGGTGTCCGAACTGCGGGGCCGGGCTTTACGGCCGGCAGCCTTGCGACAGCCTGGCCATGAAGGGCTACGGCTACATGCTCAAGTGCCTGAATCCGAAATGCAATTACAGGAGGGCGGTGAAAGCATGAGAATGGGATCCTGTTTGCGCTGCGGGCTCTGCTGCATCGGAGTCGGCAGGTTCCAGTATCGCATCCAAAGCTTCATCCTTCCGGACGAACCGAACTATGACACGCTCATCCCGATCGGAATCGCCCAGAACGATCCGCCCGAGCCTTGCGAGAAGCTCATCTTCGACATCCGGACGCGGGAGGCAATCTGTCTTCTTCACAACGCAAGCAAGCCGCCCATCTGCGTTCGATATCCGATCTCGAACGTGGACCGGCTCAAGGATTGCGGCTTCTATTTCGAGGAGGACGTCCATGTGTCACAATAAAACGGTCCCGATCCTGGTCAAAATTCCGGCCGACTTGTCTCATACCGGCGCTGAGTTTTGGAAGCTCGCCGAGATTGACTCCTGCATCTCTCACTTGGTTTTTACGCTCCAGGCGGCCGGGATCGACATGCGTGGGTCGTGCTGTGGCCACGGCAAGGGGGACGGGCACATCGACCTCCAGGACGGACGAGTCCTTGTCATAAAAAGCGACGGCCAGAAATACCTGGCTGCGCTCTAGGGAAAATCTAAAGGAGAAAAACATGGACATCGAAAGGTTTGACGGAACGAAGGAACGGAAGGAGTTTAAAACGGTGACGACGATGATGCTTGCCGCCGTCGCCGCGGGGAATGATCCGAACACGAAAAAGCTCACCTTGCATTTCCCGAGGCTAACGGTCCCGAAGCGGAGGAAAAAGCATGGGAGAATTTAGCGACAAACTCCATTTTGTCGAGATCAACTTTCCATCTAAGGTTGGCATTGAACCGGAGTTTTTTATCAAGGTCGATGGGAAGAAAATCGAAGGGGTGTGCGGAGC